TAAAGCCCGTTCAATACCCGACTCGTTGCCAATGGATGAAGCAAGCCGACTGCAACGGGCAAAAGAGATGGGTTTTGATACAAGTGCTTATCATGGAACGGCTGGCGATATAGAAGAATTTAGCAAAAACAAACAAGGGAGCGTTACTAAAGCATCAAGTGCAAAAGGAGCAACATGGTTTGTTGATGACCCGTCAGTGGCAGCAGGATATGCAAGATTTGCTGCCGAGGATGCACCTGTTCAAAAGTTAATTGACGCATCACAAGCAGCAGAAAGACGCGGCGATTGGGATGCAGCGCAAGATTTAATTGCTGAAGCAGAAAGGCTTGAGCCAACGCTTGTCGATAGCGGCAATGCCAATGTTATGCCAGTTGAGTTAAAAACTGGAAATTTCAAACAAATAGACGCGAAAGGCGCAACAATGGGAGACTTAACCGATTCGCAATTAAATGAGTGGGTGAAAGAAGCAAAACAAGAAGGTTACGATGGTCTTAAAATAGAAAATTTTTCAGATAATGCAGATTGGGGTAATTATAATCCTGCTACGCATTACGCTGTATTCGATCCAAAAAATATACGTTCAAAGTTTGCAAAGTTTGACCCTTCTAAAAAAGACAGCGCAAAAATATTAGCAAGCACAGTCCCAGTAATATCGGGGGCAGGATTATTAAGTGGTCAGCAAGACAATAACAATGCGACCACATCAGGGGCAGGACTGTTAGGGGTTAGGTGAAAATCAATAAACCGATTAGCCCAACAGACGGGCTAACGAGAGCCAACCCATCTGCCGAATATACCCGTTTTCTTAACGAATATATCGAGCTACATAAGACCAAGGCATTTGATGGTCGCAGTATTCGCAAGTTTATTGGTACGATTACCAAGCTAATACACGAACATCAGTGTAGAACCTTATTAGATTACGGTGCAGGCAAAGGCACGCTGTACACCGACCAATATCACAAGCTAACCGATGATATCGACCAACCATTGCAAGCGTATTGGGAACTCGATGAGGTCGCGTTATACGAGCCTGCAAGACCGGGCTATGACCAATTACCTAACCGCACATTCGATGCGGTCATTTGTACGGATGTGTTAGAGCATATCCCGGAAAGTGACTTGGGATGGGTCATTGACGAGTTATTTAGCAAAGCAAACAAGTTGTTATTTTTAAATATTGCAACGTTTCCAGCTATGAAAAAATTTGCAGATGGTACAAACGTTCACATTTCAATATTTAATTTTTTGTCGTGGTTACAGTTTATAGAACCAATTCAAAAACAATATCCTTATGTGACAGTTCATGCGTATTTTGACGAAATAACTGAAAATGGAATAGGTAAAACTAGTGGATATCAATTAAAGGGTAGAGATGCCAACAATCAAAATTCCGTACAAACCGAGACCATTGCAGCTCAAAGCGCATAATAGAAAAGAACGATTTGCACTGTTAGTTTGCCATAGAAGATTTGGCAAAACTGTATTTGCCATAAACGAGTTAATTCGATCTGCAATTACTTGTAGACAAGGCAACCCAAGATTTGCCTATTTAGCTCCCTTATATCGACAGGCGAAGGCAGTGGCGTGGGATATGTTAAAACATTATTCTCGACCGATTCCGAACATGCAGTACAACGAGGCGGAGTTGAGAGCAGACTTTCCAAACGGCGCAAGAATCTCGTTACATGGTGGAGACAACCCAGATCATCTCCGGGGCTTGGGGTTCGATGGCGTAGTGCTTGATGAGTACGGGCAAATGTCAAATCGATTGTGGACAGAGATAATTCGCCCGGCTTTGGCAGATAGAAAAGGTTACGGTATCTTTATCGGTACACCAAAAGGGTACAATTCGTTTTTTGATTTATACGAACACGCAAAAGACGATCCAGATTGGTATGTGGCAGTGAACCGAGCAAGTGACACTGGTTATGTAGCCGAGACCGAGTTGGAAGCGGCACGCAAGCAAATGTCAGATGAGACTTACAATCAGGAGTTCGAGTGTAGTTGGACGGCGGCAGTACAAGGGTCTTATTACGGGCGACTGTTAGAAGAAGCGCAGAAAGAACAACGGATAGGGAAGGTTAACCACGACCCCGGCTTACTGGTCAATACTTGGTGGGACTTAGGTATGGGCGATGCAACGGCAATTTGGTTTGCACAAAAAAACGGTGCAGAAATACGCCTGATTGACTATTACGAGGCGACAGGTGAACCGTTAAGTCATTACGTTAATGTTTTAGAAGAAAAAGCAAAAGCAGGCGAGTGGAAATATGATTCGCACGTTTTACCGCATGATGTAAGGCAACGTTCACTCGACACAGGTCGTACACGAGTTGAAGCGTTAGAAAGTTTAGGAGTGACAGTTGATATCGTGCCACAGCACAAAGTTGAAGATGGCATTGAGTCTGTGAGGCGTAATTTAAAAAACTGTTGGTTTGACGAATTAAGGTGTAAACGCGGTTTAGATGCGTTGCGACAATACAAGGCGCAATATGACGAAGTAAGACGGACTTTTCGTTTAAAACCCGTACACGATTGGGCTTCTCATGCCGCAGACGCTTTTAGATATGGTTGTATGCACGTTCCTATAAAGTACGAGTGGCAACCGTTAGATTATGAAAATCAAGGAATTGTTTAATGGCAAAATCATCACCAATATCTGACGAACAAGTTGCGGCAATTTGCCGTAGTGAAATTGACAGTGCGGCTGGAACAGCATCAGGTGAAATATCGCATGAGCGTGCAGAAGCACTTGATTATTACTATGGCGAACCTTACGGCGATGAAGCAGATGGTCGTAGTCAGGTAGTGACTCGTGAGGTTATGGAGACTATTGAATGGATTATGCCGTCACTTGCACGCATATTTACAGACAGTGACAATTTAGTCACGTTTGACCCGGTAAACGAGACCGACATTGAGCAAGCTAAATTAGAGACAAAAGCGTGTAATTATGTTTACTGGAAACAAAATAGAGGATTTTATAATACCTATACGATGTTAAAAGATGCTTTGTTAAGCAAAACAGGTATTTTAAAAATATATTGGGATGACACAAAAGAAGAAACCAAAGAAGACTATGAAGGTTTAGACGAAATTCAACTAGGTGAATTATTAGCTGACCCGTTCACACAAAGAGAAATATTAGAGATTGAAGAAGGTGAGTTAGGTTTATTAAATGTTACTTTTAAAGTAACAGAAACATCAGGAAAAGTTGTAGTTGAGCCTGTCCCACCAGAAGAATTTGGGATTGCGAGGTATGCTAGAAGCCCTTATGTAGAGGACACTAATTTTTGTTTTCATCGCACGTTAAAATCGTTTACTGAATTAGTGCAAATGGGTTATGACATTGAACTAATACGATCTTTACCTTATGACGAAGCGGCACAGACAGAAGAAGAATTAGCCAGAAGAAATAAAACAGACGAAGAAGAACCTTTTGACTACGTTTCGCAAGAGTCAATGCGGAATTATTTTATTACTGAGTGCTACATTAAATGCGATAGAGACGGCGATGACATTGCAGAATTATTGCGAGTAACATTAGCAGGCGGTCACTATACTGCAGGCAGTAGTCGTTTGTTAGGTATTGAAGAAGTAGACAACATGCCGTTTGCAACGGTCAGTCCCATTCTTATGCCGCACAAATTTTATGGCATGAGCCTAGCCGATGTCACGATGGATTTACAGCGTATAAAATCAGTATTGTTGCGCCAAATGTTAGATAACACATATTTAGCAAATAACAGTCGTACAGCAGTTAACGATTCGCATGTAAACATGGATGATTTACTAACATCTCGACCCGGTGGTGTTGTGCGATTCAAAGGTGAAGGAGCAGCAGGACAATATATCACGCCGATTCCTCACAATAGTTTGCCGCAAGAGGCTTATTCAATGATGGGTTATCTCGATGATGTGAGAAAACAACGTACAGGAGTGGGAGACGAAGTTGCTGGTTTAGATAAAAATGCTTTAGCTAATGTTAATACAGGGGTTGCGGCTTTAGCTTATGACGCTGCTAGATCAAAAATAGAGCTTATTGCGCGTATCATTGGTGAAGTAGGGTTCAAAGATGTTTTTCGTTTAATTCACGAGCTGTTAATGAAACATCAAGATCGAGAAATGATGTTAAATGTAGCAGGTAATTTTCAAGCAGTGCGACCTAGTGAATGGCGCAAGCGTCAAAATACAACAGTTGAAATTGGCATGGGTTCAATATCAAAAGAACGCCGTATGGTAGCTTTAGAACAAGTTATGGCAAAACAAAATGAATTAGTAGCAAATGGTGGCATGGGAACAATGGTTCAACCATTTCAAATTTATGAGTCGTTGCGAGATATGACGGAAGCGTACGGATTACAACCACAAGCGTATTTTAGTGATCCGCGTTTTGCGCCACCGCCACCACCTCCGCAACCTGACATGCAAGCAGAGTTAGCGATGACACACGCAAAAGCGTTAATGATGGACGCAGAATCTAAAATTCAAAAGAATCAACTCGATATGGCACGAACACAAGCAGAGATGCAATTAAAAATGCGTGAGATTGAGTTAAAAGCGCAAGAGATACAACTAAAAGCTGATATCGAGCGCATGAAAGGGGAGTTGGCATCAATTCAACGAGAAACCGATGCAGATACTAAAGTTGCAAACTTAGAACTAGAGATGGGTAAACAAGCAACAGCGCAACGACTTGAAGAATTGGAGTTACAGTTAAAAGCCGTTCAGGAAGAACGCAATCAAGAAATTGAATTATATAAAACACAAACAAATAATTTAACAAAACTTGTAACTGAAGAAATGAAACATGATGGTCAAGCTGAAGAATCGCAAGAACTCAAAGCGTTAGTAACGCAGTTAATGAACGAAAACGAGCAGCTTAAACAAAATATTGAGGCGTTAAATGGCTCGAATTGAAAAAGAACGAGCTTTTAAAGCGCAACAAATACTAGATAACGAGATTTATCAAGAAAGTATAAAAATCATTCAAGATCAGTTAGTGGAAGCATGGCAAAACACCGCAGTGTCGCAACAAGAAGAAAGAGAGAAAATCTATCAGATGTTGTTAGCGACCAAACAAGTAGTAAGTTATTTTGAAAAAGTTTTAACAACCGGAAAAATGGCAGAGATGCAGGAGTTAGAAAATGGCTGAACAATTAAGTATTGAACAAAGAATCGAACAGGCAATGACCTCACCAGAGGAAGCACCCCAAACAAATAATCAACCTTCCCTGCTCAACTCTGAGCAAGAGCAACCTATAGCAGAGGAATTAGTTGAATCTAATGTAGAGGAAACTACGGAACCTGAAGTAGTAGAGCCTGATGATGTTGAAGCAATACCAGAAGCAGCCGAGCAAACAAGTGAAGAAACTGAAATACCTTTAAATTCTTTAAATGAATTAGCAGAGCACATTGGAGTCGATGCTGCTGATTTATATAAATTACGGGTACCAATAACGGACATAAACACCGGTGAAAAACTAGAAGTATCGTTGGGTGAGTGGAAAGATAGCTACACCAGTCAACAACGTAGTTCTCGTGCTGAACAAGAAGCAAGAGAGTTAAAAGAAACATTAGAAGCAGATAGATTGCGTTTTAATCAAGAAGTCGAGAGGCAAGCGCAAGAAGGCGCAGCGATTATCAATCAAGTCGAACAGCAACTAATGAGCGAATATCAAAATATTCCATGGGATAACTTAAAGGTAACAGACCCTACCCAATGGGCTATTAAGAAACAAGAATTTAACGAACGGCAAGTCGCTGTTCAACAAGTGCGTCAAAAAGCCGCTAATGACTATCAGCAGCGAGTTAATGAGGCGCAACAAGCACAGGCACAACAAATGCAGGAAATCGCCCAGCGAGAGTTGGAATCTTTGATGAGAGCATTGCCACAATGGAGAGATAATGAAAAACGTTCTACTGAGCAAGGTTTAATGCGTGAATATCTTTTAAATAGCGGTTATACCGCCCAAGAGTTAGAGCAAGCATACGATCATCGCACGATTGTGTTAGCGCACAAAGCGATGCAGTTCGATGCAATGCAAAAGAAAGGCAGAACCGCAAAAAATAGAGTCGCAAAGATTGGAAATAAAAAGGTTTTACGACCGGGTGCAAAACAATCTAAGCGACAAGTCAAACAAGACGCAGAAGCGCAATTACGAGCTAGATTGAAAAAAACAGGCGATCATCGTGATGCTGCTGCGTTAATTTCACAACGATTAAATAGAGGATAGAGTAATGGCAGTTCCAAGTGGTTCATTTAAAACCTACGATGCAGTAGGTGAAAGAGAAGATTTAAGCGATATTATTTATGATATCAGTCCTATGGATACTCCTTTTATGAGTAATGCTTCAAGAGAAAGTGCAAGTGCTGTTTTTTACGAATGGCAGACAGATGCGCTAGATGCAGCAAGCGCAAGCAACGCACAACTTGAGGGAGACGATGCGAATACAAATACCGCATCGCCAACAGCTCGATTAGGTAATTATTGTCAAATATCAACTAAGGTTCCAAGAGTAACAGGAACGTTGCGTGCTGTGGCAACAGCAGGTCGCGCTGATGAGTTGTCTTATCAGATTTCAAAGCGTGGACGAGAGCTTAAGCGTGATATGGAAAGCACATTAACTGGCAACCAAGCTGGTACAGCAGGTGGAGCAGGCACAGCCCGTTCTGCGGCAGGACTTGGAGCGTGGTTAAGCACAAACCAAGTGCAAAAAGGCGCAGATGCTACAACGCCTCCTACGACTTCTGGTGCTCCTGCGGCTGCACCGACAGCAGGTACAGCAGCAACTTTTGTAGAAGCTGACCTTAAAAGTGTAGTTAAGTCGTGTTGGGACAATGGAGGCGATCCGGGCGTTATTATGTGTGGTTCGTTCAATAAACAAGCGGCTTCGGGTTTTGCTGGTATTGGGACGCAGTATCGAGACGCACAACCCAATGGTGGACTCGCGCCGGGTTCTGTGATTGGTGCAGCAGACATCTATATTTCAGATTTTGGTCAGCATCAAATTGTTGCTAACCGATTCCAACCAGCAGCTACAGTGTTTGCTTTGGATATGGAGTATTGGTGTGTTGCGTATTTGAGACCGATACAAACAGAGGAGCTAGGAAAAACAGGTGATTCAACTCGCCGTATGATCATCACAGAGTACACGCTAGGTTCTAAGAATGAAAAAGCGTCTGGTAAGGTCTTTACAACAACAACTAGCTAAAGGTAATGTGAACAGGGCGTATTGGAAAATTAAAAAGATTATTTCTGGTTTGTAGGCAGATCGTTATTTTTTTTTAATCCTTCTAATGGGTCTCCTATCTTAATTGAAGGTTACGGATTGGTTCTCCGACTAATGCGCCTTGTTTTTACAGTTTGTTAACTAATACAAAAAAAGGAAATTCTTATGTATGGATCATCGGGTTCAAAGAAAAAACAAATGAATCACGACTCAACTAATTTTTCTAAAAACGATAAACAGTTTTTAAAAAATACGGGTACGTTTTCATCAAAAGGTATGAAACAAATGCCGCAGAATGTAACTTTTGGCAAAATAAGTAAAAGGCATACATGAAGCGTTTATTAGATTACGATCATTTTTCTAAAACTGCTACATGGCATGATTATGATGAAATAAATGACGTTACGACTATTGCAGAAATTCAAGACTGCGAGCCTTCTTTGGATATGTCGAAAGCGTTAAGAAACCATGACACTGGCGGTGCTAAAGGTTTAAATGAGTATTCTAAACAAGGCATTAAAAATAATTGGTGGCACGTCGCGTCTATTCCTAACAGTGTAATTATAAAATGGAAAACAGAAAAAGGTGTTGATGTTTTTAATAAGCACCAGTGGAAAGAAGTGCAAAATCTTTTGAATGATAGTGAGTATGCTTATTTAAGAACGGGTACCGGACGTGTCTAATCTGTTAAAAGATGCCGATCATGCTATAAATAACAACGAGATAGAATTTGGTTTAACGTGCGTCTTAGAGCACATGCACGAATACCCCAATGATGTAGCAAGTTACATTATGTTGTGTCGTGGTTTTATTGATGGGGGCAAAGCTCCTTTTGCTTATCCTATTGCTAAACAAGCGGTAGCACAAAAGAAAAATTGGAATACCTTAATGATGCTTGGTGCAGTCGAGCAGCAATTACAATTAGAAAAACAAGCGGTTAAAACTTTAGAGCGTGCTTTAAAGTTAATGCCGCAAAATGAAGCACCACATAATTTTGCAATTCTTTATCGATTGTTAGCAGGCGTTCATGTTCAGATGTTTAAATTTGATAAAGCTGAATATTACGCAAAAAAATCATTGCAAATTGAACAACATGCACAAGCGCATGTTTCCTATGCTTTTGCAAAATTGCATAAAAGGCAATGGGCGGAAGGTTGGTATCATTATAAGTTTCATTTAGGTCATGTTGAAGACCGTAAAAAACATAATTACAGTTTGCCAGAGTGGAATGGTGAAAAAGATGTTGATGTGATGGTTTACGCAGAACAAGGGATAGGGGATCAATTAGCTTATATGAGTGCTTGTCCTGTTATTCCCAAGCAAATTAACTGTCATCCAAAACTAGAAAAATTATTCAAAAGAACGTTCAAACATTCTGAAGTTTTTGGTCAACAATTTGCTTCTGTTTTCAAAGAAAAAGTAACCGCAACGCATCAAACATCAATGGCAACTATGATGCAATTTTCCGAAATGAAATCGCGTAGTGGTTATTTAAAAACTGACAATGACAAAGATATTATGTGGTCAGCATTGTTTGAAAAACTTTCTGATAAACCAAAAATCGGAATAGCTTGGACAGGGGGTAAGGTTTCCTCATCAGGATATCGATCACGAAAATTAAGTTTAGAACAACTAACCCCTCTATTAGAGCAACCTTATACTTTTATCAATTTGCAATATAAAGATTCTAGCGAAGAAATTGAAGAATATTATAAAAAAACAGGGATAAAAATTCACGATTATTCGTGGGCAACACTATCGAACGATTATGATGAAACAGCAAGTTTAGTGAATAACCTTGATGCTGTCGTTTGTGTTCCAACGTCTATTTATCATTTAGCAGGAGCGTTGAGCAAACCTTGTTTTGTTGCGGTTCATAATACTCCGCACTGGCACGAAGGGTTAGAAGGTGATTCGCCTTGGTATCAATCAGTTGAGTTTTTTAGACGAAAAGATTTTGGCACAAAAAAAACAATTGAGTTAATTATTAAAAGGCTAGAAAGTAAATTTTTTAGCAAGGCAGCATTAAAAGGTGTTGCATGATTTAAAAAAAACTTTTGATCGTAACTATTTATGGTTGCTTACAAAGTTAATACAAGTTTTACAATTCAGCAGTGATTTTTTAACGAACCTCAAGCATCGCTTAATAACTTATAAAGCGCATTATGAAATTTTAAGGAGACCTAAATGAGAATATATATTGGAATTGATCCAAGACAACCAGTAGCCTATAACGTGTTGCAATGGTCAATAACAAGGCGAGCAAGTAGACCTGTTTCAATTGTTCCGTTAGTTTTGCCACAACTGCCAATTACCCGGCGTGGATTAACGGACTTTACATATTCTCGTTATTTGTGTCCAAAATTATCAGGTTATCAAGGTGTATCTATTTTTATGGATGCCGATATGCTGGTTTTAGGGGACATTCATAGAATAGTAGATTGTATGAACGGTGATCATGATGTTTATGTTCGTAAAAGCGATCAACGTTTTGAGTGGGCAAGTTTAATGTTATTTGATAATAGTAAATGTCAAACATTAACTCCTGAATTTATCAATGATGAAAAAAATTCACCGCAAGATTTAACGTGGGCAAAATCAATTGGTGATTTACCGACAGAATGGAATTTTTGTGTGGGATACGACCCCAATGCTAAAGAAACGCCGCATGTCATCCATTTTACGGCGGGTATCCCACACTTCCCCGAAACTAAAGATTGTGATTTTGCAATGGAGTGGTGGGAAGAATATGAGTCAATGACTGCTAATTGTAGTTGGTTAGAGTTAATGGGTGACTCAGTTCACGCAGAAATGGTTATAAATAATATTCAAAAACGGAAAAAAGCATGGCAATCACGACCTACGCCGAATTGAAAACTGCAATAGCAAATTGGACAGCAAGAAACGATTTGACTTCGCATTTAGATGAATTTATTGATTTAGCAGAAACGTATTTAAAACGTGTACCTGTACCAGCAGATTCACCCGATATCGGCGGTGTTCGCGGCAACATTCAACGTTCAACAGGTAATTTAATTTCAGGTACACCAACGTTAGCTTTGCCGAATGATTTTTTAGAAATTTATCGTTTAACTTTTACTGGTGATACGTTTTCAACGTTACGATATGTTGCACCTAATCAACTTGCTTTAAATCATAGGTCAGGTACCGGTCGCCCAAGTTTTTTTACAATTTCAGATGTTATTGAGTTTGATATTGCGCCCGACTCAACTTACGCTTATGAGTTAAGTTATTACCCAAGCGCAACGGCTTTATCAGACAGCAATACTTCAAATTTTATTTTAGCAACATTTCCTGATGCTTATTTAGCAGCTTGTTTATTTCATGCTTTTCGATTTTTACAAGATGAGCAAAGCGCAGCGAATTGGTTAGCGCAGTATAAACAAGAAAGTTGGTCGGCAAGTGAAACATATAGACTACCAAGAGTATCGCAAGGTAGTGTCGGTATTAAAACAGACTCAGCGAATCCATAATCATGCCAATTGAAACGATAAATTTTGGTAACTTCGAACCTGATTTGCCAGATATTGTAATACCCGGAACATCTATCGCAAAAAATTGCGTGCCACATCAAAATAGCTATTTGCCTTTTAACTCAATATCTACCGACACAAATGCGTTAACAGCTTATTGCCGAGGTGCAGTTGCGTACAGCGATCAAAATGGTTTTACAGAAAGTTATTGCGGTGACGAGACGAAATTATATCGATTAGCAACTACCACATGGTCAAGCGTAGGTGGATCAACTTATAGTTGTGCAGATGAAAGTTTTTGGGAATTTGAAAAATTTGGAGAGCAGGTAATTGCAACTAATTTTGATAATAACATTCAACTACGATCATTTGGCGCAAGTGGAACATTTGCAGATTTAGGCGGATCACCTCCAAAAGCAAAACATATTGGTATTGTTCGTGGTTTTGTAGTTTTAGGGAATGTTCAATCTGGATCAACGCATTATGCCAACAGAGTTCAATGGTCGGGTTTAGAAAATCCCACTAGTTGGGGATCTGTTCCAAGCACTCAAGCAGATTTTCAGGATTTAGTTGGAGACGGTGGCAGAGTAATGGCTGTCTTGGGCGGTGACGTTGGAATCATTTTTCAAGAACGAGCAATCTATGAAATGGAATATGTGGGTGTACCTACCGTTTTTCGTTTCAACAATACGGCTGTGGGAATGGGAACGCCAGCTCCAAGATCGGCTGTACGTTACGGCAATTCCGTATTTTTTTATTCACAAGATGGTTTCATGCGTTACGATGTTGGCGGTCGACTAACTCCTATTGGCGACAAAAAAATTGATTTATTTTTTAAAAATCGAGCGCAAGTAACACAAAGATTTAGAATGGTCGGTGCGGTTGATGTGCCGAATGCTAAAATTATTTGGAGTTATGCTACAGGTCAAGGTGATAACACTGAGTTAATTATTTATGATTTTAAAACTGACAACTGGTCTTTTGTCGAAGTAAATCATCAAATCATTTATTCTGGTCGTTCTTTTGGTTTCACGTTAGAAGGCTTAGACACAATAAACACCTCTATTGATGCGTTGCCTGCTACCTTAGATGGAGATATGTATAAAGGAGGTCAACTTGCGTTATATGTTTTTGATACTGATAACAAGAGTGGCACGTTTGGCGGTTCAGCGTTAACTGCAAGAATTGAAACAGGCGAAATTGCAACGGATCAAATGAATTTTTTATTTTGCGACAGAATACGACCTTTAGTTTTAGGTCAAAATGCTGTTAACACTGTTTTCATTGGTAGCAGAGATACTTTAAATTCAGACATAACGTATTCGTCTGGTGTCACTGTCAATAGCATTGGAGAGCATAATTTCAGAAGCGCACACCGTTACATTCGATTGCGAGTGGATATTGCTAATGGATTCGATAAAGCAATTGGTGTCAGAGCAAATATTGTAAGTAGAGGAAGACGTTAAAAATGACTCCTGAAGAAGCGCAACTAAATTTTCGGAATGAATTGCAAAATTCTATCAATAGAGAATATGTGCGAAAAAAAGAAAATCAAAGACGTTTAGGTGATGCAACTTTAGGTTTTGCAAATACTAATTTGATGCAAAATGTCGCGCCTAACACTTACAATGCGAAAACATTGCCCTATGAAGCGCAAATTGATGGTAAAAGTACTAAAGGATTAGCGTTAAAAAATTACGGTATAAATGGCAATAATATTATTGAAAAAATTGATTTAGCCAGAACAAAATATTATAGGGGCGATAAATCCGGGGGACATAAAGAAATTTATGAAAATATGCTGGATTGGGGTGCAAAAAATAATCCAAAACTAGCAAATTATTTAGAGACTGGTAATGCGCCAGAAAAAGGATTAACAAGAGACAACTTGTTAGAGGCTTATGATTTTGCTTTAAGAGAATCCGCAAAAAATCAACAAACAAAAGTTAAATTTTTAGATAGTCCAATTGGAAAAATTGTTGGAACATTAGCAACTATAGGTGCTTCACAAATAAATCCTTTTCTCGGAGCTGCGGTAGGCGGTTATCGCGGTTCGCGGAATGATGGTGATTTATTTGATATTGCTAGAGGTGCGGCGGTTGGGTACAACGCAGCAAATCCTTTTAAAAATGCGTTTGATGACAATCAAGACAATTTGTTATATACCTCGCATCCGTTACCTCCAGAAAATCCTTTAAGTTTAAATTCAATAGTTGAGGATTTTGGTAATTATAGAAATGTATCGCGCAACTTAAATTTAAGCCCACCTCCTAAACAAGAAGAAAGCAATCCATTTTTGACATATTCGGGAGATACTCAAAATTATCAAGGTTATACAAATAATTTTTTAGAGCCATCTTTGAACGCTGCAACTAATTATCAACAAAGAGTTGCACAAGAAGAAGCAGCAGAAATAGCTGAAAGAGAACAAAGCGAAAATTTAATTGATCGATTTACAAATGTTTCAAATGTACTAAACAGAAATGAAAATCCTTTTATGCAAAATCAACAGGTTAATTTTTTGCAACCTGCAATTAGCCGATTTACTTCACAGAATAAAGTTCCTACTAATTTGAATAATATAAATTTGCCACAACTTAATAGAAATCCTTTTACTGAATTGCCGATAAGAGATTTTTCTACGCAAGTGCCTTTTGTGACAAGTCTCATTGGTGGGTCACAAATACCAACAAGAAGTCAAAATAATTTCGACTTGCAAACTTTAATTGAAAGCCTAGAGAGAGTTTAATTATGCCTCAAGTTAGAACTGCAACTACAACAACGATGCCGCGCAACCAAAGTTATGTAGATCAAATCTATGGTCTTGCACAAGGTCTGTACGGCAGAGGTGGGATTGCACCCTATCAAGGGTTGCAAATTGCGCCTATGAGCCAACAGAGAGCCGATGCGTTAAGTTTAACGGAACAAAGAGCGAGAGAGGGAACGCCTTTTTTACAACCAATGACTCAACAATTAACAAGTACGTTCCGAGGTGATTTTTTATCACCAGAAAGTAATCCGTATTTGCGTTCAACTTTTGATCAAGCGGCACAAGCGGTAGGCGAAAATTTTAGAGATTTTACGGTTCCTCAAACTGATAGTCAATTTGCGCTCGCTGGACGTTACGGTTCTGGTTTGTACAACAATGCACAACAGAGAAATCAAGAAGTTTTGGGT